ATCGGAACTATACCCTGCATAATAAGTAAATCTAACGTTGCCGTGACCCTCACTAAAACCGCCGCTATAATATATATGGTCGTTAAACACTTCATAATTATCTTCATCAATTTCACTACTGCCAATCCAAAGTTCTCTAAAATGAGATAATATAACATCGTCATCATCAACATCTTCAACGATAGTATCGGTAAAGGTTAAAGTTAAAGCAGCCACCCCGCCTGTATCTATGGTAAGCAGACCGCTATTGCTATCGCTATTTTGCACTAATACCTTATCGCCCGCTACAAAACCATCATCCACAAAGCTACCGCCATCAGCCCTCGTTACTGTTTTTGCCGAACTATCCCAGACAAGGTCGTCAAGATTAACCGATAATACCGGATATTGTTCAAAATATATTATTGGCTGTCCATTGCCATCGTGCCTTTCCTTAACATATAAAGCCGCCTCAAATTTTCTATTGCAATAATTCTCCACCCAATCCTCAACCGAATTATGAATAACTGATATAATCTCCGAAGGATCACTGGCTGCTATATCCGATGTGATAGTCTGGGCTGCCGAATGGTCAGCATTAAAGCCGAATAATAGCCCTGCATCGCTGCCCGTATGGGTATATGCTATCGTGTGACCTGCTCCCACGTCTATCGTGAATTTCTTTGTAGTGGTCGAATAGCTTACCGTAGATGATATAGTAAATGCAGTATCTATTTTACTTTGTAGTTCAGTTGCTAAATCAGCTCCGTTATACGTGCCATCATCAACTTCTACACTCGTGGCTGCACCGCCGTCATAAGCTAATATTAATTTATCATGAGAAGCATTGACGGTAAAATAACCGATATCTACTTCGAGATAATTTAATATATTTTCAAGAGATACTATCATTTACATCACCTCACTTAAATTTCATCGTTTAAATCTATTAACGAATTTATTGCATAAAATAATTCTTCATTTAATCCATCTTTTCTGGTAGCTAATAATATTTTAATTATTATTTTATCTAATCTCATTCTGATTTTTTGATTATCCATTTTATTTTATTGTCTCCTTATTTCCCGTTTAAATAAGAAAATATTTTTTAAAGTGATTTTAATTCTTTTTTCCCAATTATCTTCATATATTCTAATTTCTAACAATGCCATTTTTTATCCTTCTTCTTAAAAGAGGGAGTAGATTATCCCACCCCCTATTATTTATTTTTTACTTTTCTCATCATTTTATCTTTACGGGATTTCTCGATAGCTTTAGCTTTCTCGATATTTCTACTGTTAATACTTACAGGTCTACCTGCTTTTACATTCGGTATAATATAACCCAAACTATTCCTAACCATCCAAAGAGCAGTTTCTTTATTTACATCAGCAATTTCGCCACCAGTATAAACAATATCATTTTTTTTATCGTAAAAATCACGACCAATTTTGACCTTCATTTAAAACTCCTATCTTAAAGGGGAAGCGGTTAAACTTCCCCTCTAATTATTTCTACCTACGCTTGACCAGTTGAACCCCAGCCTAAAGCACCCATTATTAATACTACTCCAAAATCAACAGCAGCAGTTCCGACGATAGCTTCCACGTTAATAAACCGTCTTGTTGGTATATAGTGATAAGTGGCTACTCCAGGAGCGGTTAATTGAGTAAAACTATAATCAGTAT